GTTCAGTTGATTGATATGGATGGTGCAGTATTGGGTGATGTTGCTGAAGTTCTGGCACTATTAAAAAGTTGTAATTACTTGGAATTATTAAATGAAGGATATGAAGCATGAGTACATACGAGTCAAGTTACTGTTCACAAGCTGACATTCAGTTTGTTCTGCCTGAAATGGCAAAATATAATCAACGAACAATACTCTCACCAAATTGGGTGGCGAGTGGGACTTCAAATTTATATTTCAATTATTCAACTGGCCCAATGACTGTATTATTTAAAGATGGACAAGATTTATCTACTGAGCATGGATCACAACCAGGTTCAGATAATCAATGGCGGTATGTTGAAGCAGATGGGAAGCTGGAATACTATCTTGCGAGTTCTTCTGCATCAGCTTTAAACGGTGCTATCTTTGAAGGTGGTATTGATGCTGATACACATCTCACATCTGTGATTGCCAGATCAAGTGATTTCGTAAGAAGTATGTCAGGCGGAATTGCAATTTATCCGAGAAAGGGAGTGGGTATTGCTTCTGCTACTGGTGCAGATTGGCCAGAGATTATAGTAATGTCCACGGCCCATATCGCCGCCAGTTTTATTACAGCACCTTATAATTTAGAACTTTCTACCCAATTATCAGATAAAGTAAGTAATGCAGAAGGTACTGGATGGCTTGATCTATTAAGACGGGGTGAAGTAACCATCAATCAACAGGAATCACTACAAAAGAATCATGGAATCGTAAGAAGGGTGAGCCTGAATGGTTCTACAACTTCTGATATTGTGGACGTTAAAGGAAGGCCATCTGTTGAATGGGATATTATTCAAATCAAAATAGCCAGCGGTGCTACACTTGCACGATCCACAAATTCATCAGTCACCTATTCAACAAAAGGATCAAATGCTGATGGCTTACAAGTTGAGGCACTTTATACAAGCGAAACTGTAACAGGGGGATGGGATGCAGTAGGACACGGAATGTATGTACGCTGGTCACCTGGTGTGCTTACAACTAACGATCAATGGGAACTTGAAATCTCTGGGGAACTTGATTCAACTGCAACACCTATTAAAATGGCTCAAGTGAATCGTATATGATAACCTACACAAATCAGGTTAATACTATTATTGATAAGGTTGCCAATATTATCGGTGATGAAGTATCAATTCCGATTACGTTTGATGAACATAAAGGGAATCATTCTATTCTAATTGTTCCGTTGGAAGATAATTTAATTGATCTACTTGCCAGGGGCCAATCCCGTGAATATTCGATACTATTATCTTACGAATTATCAACGGGTGGCAATATGAGTGAGAACACATTTAAGCAAATATCCAATACAGCGGAACATATTAAACGATTATTTGCACCAGATAATAATGCCGATGTTTCAGGATACTGGATTGCTGGACAAATTTCATCAGTAGTATATGAACGTGATGAAGATGATGAAACCAAGATTAGGGCATTGATAAATTTTAGTTGTATAAACGTGGAGTCATCATGAAAATAAAATTGAAAAATAAAAAGAATCCAATCACTCAGATGTGGTGTTTTAACATGAGTGGATATGATTCGGATATAATTAATAAACTTAATTCTGGGGAAGAAGTTGAAGTTGAAAAGATACCAAAACCAGCCCTGGAATTTGTAAATGAAGTAAAAACAAAGGGGAATGAATAATGGCAATTTCAACAGCATCATATTCGTCATCAGCTTTTAAAATAGCGATAGCGGAACAGGATGCCTTCGGAACAGTAACTGCGGCTGGTGGTAACGCATATCATGCTTTAGATGTGGATTCGATTAGTTCACCATCATTGAATCTAAATCAAGCATTGGATGTACGATCTGGTAGTCGAGTATTACAGACAACGGACTTTTTTCATACGAAGGTCGGTGCAATCGCAGAAATCAGCGTATCAGGAACAGCAACAACTAATGCTCTTGATATATTACTTGAGAACATAATGGGTGAAGCAGAAGGATCAGCGAGTGGTGTATATTCGTTCAATTCTAATGCTTCTGCTCAAAGTGTTGGATCGGGTGATTCATCTCAAGCTGGAACCTTGATTTCAATAGCGATGATCTCACCAATCACCGATATGGATTTAGGCTTTAAGGATTGTGTAGTAACGGCCTTATCACTTTCGGGTGATGCTGGAACAGAAGGCGGTAGGATTAAATTCTCTGCTACTTTTAAAACTGGATCAGCTGTAGATGGAACACAAGCTACAACAGTTGGTGCAGTAGATACTGCTTTCACAGCCGCATCTGAAAACTATACAATGAATTCATGGACTGCTGGATATAGGCAAATAGTTGGTGTTGCAGATTTGGTGATGAGTTCGTTTGCATTGAATCTTACTAATGATGCAAACTTCTTGGGGCTTGTATCTACAGGATTTGAGACAATCTCAAGGGCTGGTGAATTCTCTGCTACTTTGGATGCTACCGTAAAATATGATGATAAAGTTCAGGCATTCTTTGAGAACTTCCAGGATCAAGCAACTGGTGCATCAGAAGGGGCTACATTTTTGAACAATGATTCAGCTTTAACTGATGCCAATTTTGGAATAAAAATAGCGGCTTCGGTTTTAACTAATGTGGCTTTCAATGAACAGGCTATGATGATGATGGATTTATCTGTGAAGGCGATTGGTTCTGGTGTTGCTTCAAGTACACCTCTTGTAGAAGTAGCCTGTTAAACAATAAGGGGGGCAAATGAAAATAGAAGTAGAAGGTCAGGAATTCCTGATAAAAGAAATTAGTTACTCGGATAAACTTGGATTGCAGGGTGAATTTGCGGATGTCTATAAAAACGGTACTGATAATGTTAGTCAAAAGGATTTCAATATCTTATTAGGACATACCGCAGAAATTGCATTCAACAAGCCTGAAGATTTTTTGAAAGAACATGAATATGAATTTCAATTAAAAATTCTGATAGCTATCATGATGGAATATTTAGGATTGTCTGAATCAGCAAAAAAAGAAGATGGGGGTTAGCCTTTTGTGTGTGGTATTGGGTATTCCAACCGAAGCCACACGATCAATATTTATTTCCCTATGTTGGCGAAACCCCCGTATCAAGAAAAATAAAGGAATTCAATCATGTTGATGACATCTTTGAAGAGGTTGCAGAAATATCAAATGCGAGTGATGGCAAACGAACAATCGGGCAAGAACTATGGTATCTGATTCCTTTATTTGCAAATCCACAATATCTATTAAGCGATGAATCCTTCAATCTGATTAATGAATATCACTACATCATTGACTACCATATCCCTTTGGGTTCAACCTTAGATGAAACTGATGCTCATAAATTGGAATACTTCACAATCATTAAAAATGAAATGGGTGTCGCCTTAAGACACCGACAGGAAAAAGATGCTAAAAAAAGATAAGAATATGGGGATCGGAGATTATCAATTATATGATGATCTTATGCACAGCCTCCCTTGTAAACCGATCCCCAGAGTTTAATTATGGCAGATAAAAAACTAAATATAAAAGTCTCAACAACTGGTGCGAGTAAGTCACAGAAAAATTTAAAAGGTTTATCTGGATCAATAAAGACTTTAGGAAAAGCGGCATTAGCTACTGGTGCGGCTTATTTCGCTACAAGGGGATTAATAAACGGATTCAGTTCAGCATTGAGATTGGCTGGTGAACAGGAACAAGCTGAAAAGAAACTTGAAGTAGCATTGGGCAAGACATCAAAGGCATTATTAGATCATGCTTCTTCTTTACAGAAAGTGACTACTTTCGGTGATGAAGCTATCATTGGTGTCCAGTCCAGTTTAGCCGCATTCATAAAAAACGAAGATCAAATCAAGAAAGCAACAGAAGCCACATTAGATATGGCGGTTGCTATGGGGATGGATTTAAAAGCGGCTGGTGATTTAGTTGCAAAGACTCTTGGATCATCCACAAATGCCATGAGCCGTTATGGTATCCAGGTTGAAGGTGCAGTAGGATCAACAGAAAGACTTGAATCATTAACGAATAATGTTGCTACTCTTTTTGGTGGTCAGGCATCAGCACAAGCTGATACTTATGCTGGTTCTGTTCAACAGATGAAAAACTCTTTAGGTGATATGGCAGAACAGATTGGTGCAATCCTGATTCCAGCTTTCGAAAAATTAGAACCTCATTTAAGTCTTGCAATAGATTTCTGGGGTAAATATTTTGGAACACTTAAAGATGGTGATGCTATAAATAGTCAATTCTCTACACAAGTTCAAGCAATAGATAGACAAATAGAAAAACTAAATGGAAGAGTAGAATATCAATTAGCACTAATGCGAGACCAAGAGTCACTTAGGGAAAGAGCCATAATAGCCGAAAATAGCATTAGTAAGCAGAAGGCAGAAGAAATGCTGGCGATTGCAAATTTAAATGCTCAAATAAATAAATTAAATAATGCCAAAGAAACACAACTGAAAATAGAAAAAGCCTTAAACGAAACTACCCAATTAAATCTTCAATTAAGACAAGCCGAAATTGATATGGGGATTGAATATGTAAAAGTAATTGATGTTACTCGTGGTGCAATAAAAAACAAATACGCAGAAGAAATGAAGGGAGCCGCATTATCTGGGCAATCTGCAATCGAAGCCATGAAATCAGTAGTTCGAGCAGAAACAATGGAAGCTGTAGCTGGTTATCTTGCGAGTGTATTAAAAACAGTTCCATTCCCAGCTAATTTAGTTCTGGCGGCCGCTGGTGGTGGAATCGTGGCTGGTCTTATGGATAAGGCAATGGGTGCTATTCCTAATAAATTCGCCACAGGAGCCGACTTTGTTACTTCTGGTGCTACACCTATGCTTGTAGGAGAAAGTGGCCCAGAACGCGTATCTGTCACACCCTTAACACCAGGAATGAATCAGAAAGGGCCTCAAGGAATTACATTAAATATAAGTGGCGGTTTAATAGATGATTCTTATGTAAGGAATGTTTTGATACCAGCGTTGAATAAGGCCACATCTTTAGGAAGAAGGATTAATGCTTAGTTTTGATTCGGCATTATCTAATGCACTCAAACTCGGTAATACAACAGCCTTCTGGGTTTTAAAACTATATTATAATGCGGAAGGTTCTGGTGATTTTATAGGGGTAAGTGATACTCACCGTGTAGATGGTTCTGATATATATTACGGCCTTGTTTCTTCATGGGGTAATTATTCTCAGTCTTTGGATTTTTTTAATTTTACAACTTCAACAGGGAATATGTCGGTTCGTTTAATCAATACGGATAAATCAATTCAGGGCGGGCGATTCTCTGATCTGTTCAGCACTAATAATTTTGCAAATAGAAAATGGGAATTATTCTTAAATACATCTCAAGCGGGAACTTATGATACTGCTGTACGGATGATTGGAACGGGGATTATCTCAGGGAACATAAAATACGATACAAACTCTGTTTCATTATCATTATTAGATTTTGATTCTAAATATCATCAAGAACTTCCAACTACAGTAGTTGTATCGAGTACATATTCTAATGCACCTGAGAAAAATATCAATAAACCGATTCCAATGTTTTATGGTGATTGTCACGATAAAGATTCAAGTAGTATTGGAACAATTCCTACATCTGGTGCTCAATTTGATCGCTATTATACAAAAGGAAAATTCCCCGCTATCATTACAGATAAATTTGATTCAACGAATGCAAATATAGAAGCTTTGGTAGATAATGAAACCCCGCACACATTGGATACTGAAAACATATATATGAAAGTTGATGATAATTTTGCGGTTTGTCTCAATACCACCCAATCTGGAAATAAAATAACGGTTAGTGATGTGGATTGGCGAGTCTATATTACACCAACTCATCATAATACTTATTCAAGTGGCACGAATTATGGACAGACAGTCAATCGTGATTTTAGGATTTCAGCACCATATACTTTATCAGCTTCAGATGGAACAGGCACAACAGGATGGCGTATTCCCAAGATACCAAAATTGGGTGAGTTTACAGACATAAAAGTTTTAATCGCACTCAGGGATATGGCAACTGACCCTGGTTCTACAATCAATGCTTTTTTTATATCGAAAGCAGATGGAACATCTATAGCCGATTTATCTGGAAGCTGGAGTGACGGGAATGATGCAGATGTTACATCATCGAGCATAGCTGGACTCTATTCATCACCTGAAAAAGATAGTTGGGATTTTGAAAATAGTTTCCTTTTGAAACTTACAGATGCGTCTGGTGATTCAAGTGTTAAGATTGCCGAAATAGCCCTTGAAATACAATTTGAGCCAAGCCAGATATTTGAAAAGATTATAAGTGAACCACATGAAGTTACTATTGCATATTCTGAGTTTTATACATCTACTATTAATGAAGATGGTGAACAAGTACCAAGCACAAGAAGATTAAACAGGACACGAAGCGTTCAAACCCCTGTTATTAGTGATTATATATATTTTTCAGGTAAAGGAAGAAAATATCCTGCATTTATTGATGCTGATTCAAGAAACCAGGGATACAATGAAACTGATTTGATTGAAAATCCAGTCTATATTATTGAGGATGTTTTGAGAACAGAATTATCTCTTACTTCTTCTGAAATAGATCATGCTTCTTTTGATACTTCTGGCAATACGACAGACGGTTATTTAGGAGATATTTATGATGATGCTGTAGGTGATGTTAAGTTTGCTTTTTCTCAATATAAATTTATCAATTCAAAAGATTTCATAAGTAGAATATGTAAGCAGATTCTTTCATGGGTGTTTATAAGTGGTGATGGGAAATTTAAGATTAAGACACTTCGCAGAGTAGGGGATTATGATTCAGCAGATAAGACGATTGATTTCAATGATATAAATTTAAAATCTATTTCTAAAACTTCGTTGGGTGGAGTAAGAAATGATATTACAGTCAATTATAATTTTGATTATGGTGAGGATCAATTTTTATCGAATGCAAATCCCACAGCCGATTCCACAAGTAAAGGAACTACTGTTAATGGTTATAATGTTTCTGATGGCTTAAAATTAGAAATAGATGCAGACGTATTAGATGATGATACGGCGGGGGCGACTTCAGGAAAAGGATTGGCCGATGCTTATATGACTATTTTCAAGGATAGGAAGGTTATTCTGGATTTTGATTGTATTCGCCCATTATATAATGATCTTGAGATTGGCGATATTATTACATTTGATAATTGGGATACTAATTTAAAACTATATGGAACAGCATTCAGTTCTGATTATTTCATTGTCCAGGATATTGCAAAAAGACCAGAAGGCTGTTCCATAAAATCAATAAAGGTAGATGCATAATGGCAAATCAAAATATAAGAATTCCAAGATTTTATCCTTGTTTGGCAAATCACAGGATGGCAACTGGAACAGCTCAGAATGCCAACTTTGATTTGATGAGTGGCTCAAACTTAATCAGCACATTTACACAAGGCTCTGAGCCTGAATTATTTGATTTAAAGCCAATGAATCAATGTAGCTGGGATACATCTTCAAACACTACCTTACAAGATGACCATGTTTTAGTGAACATGGATACTGGCGGTGGATTCAATGTGGATTTTGTCGCAATATTAAATCATAATATGGCTACTGCTGATGCCAAGTTTAAAGTTGGGCATAGTGGTACTGAAACTGACGTGAATCGTGCTGATATGCCAACTGATACAGATATAGCGAGTGTGACCGAAGTAGTAAACGCAGACACAATTAATGGCAATGTTGTTACACCAGGAACAGATGGTTCTACCATTATCACTTTCACAGCTTCAAGTAACAGATATTGGGGTATTCAATTTGAAGGTATCACGGGACAAACAAATACGGCGAGTGGAGATGGTAAGTTTGATACCGCTAACGATTTAAAAATTGGTTGCGTAATCTTCGGTGAATTCTACGATATGCCGAGATCACCAGATTTAAGTGTGAATCGTTCTATCATGTATGATGGTGTCAATGTACAAGAATCCGCTGGTGGACAAAGGTACGGTAATGCAAAGAATCGAGGTCGTAGATATGTAGGTACAGGCAATCAGACACCATTTGTACAGGCATCTCAAAGCTATTATGTATATGGTGGCAGAATGGCTTATGATATGAATTTTTCATACTTATCATCGGATGATGTTATGCCTTCAGATTACAAATCAGAAGTAACTGGAAGTGATACAGTTGTAGCCGATGTTTGGAATAGGACGAGTGGTAATTTATTGCCTTTTATATTCACATCGGATGGTACTTCTACAGCAGAATCAGATTATCTATTCGCAAGGTTTGGGCAAAATAGTCTTGATATGAGCCAAGTGGCTTTGGATACATTCAATATATCGCTTCGTCTTGAGGAAGAATTTTGATTTAACATATCCATCATTCCTGTCAAATAAAGGCGGCCAGCAATGGTCGCTTTTTTTTCTTGTTTATTAACTGTTTGGATATTATACTCTGAATGATGAGACACTTAATAAACAAACATTACGACACACCAGGGGGGCTTCTCGGTCAACCGACCTATGTCTCATCGCATCCCAAGCCCCCCGTGTCAAAGGATGAGACAATGAAACAAACAATAATAAATAGCTTTATTGATAAATCAGTTAAAGCACCAAGTTATGAGCCAAATGAACTGACAAGGAAAAACTTTGGTGATTGGATAACTGCCAACCCTCTCGGCACATACAAAGAATGGAAAGAATATCTTGAACTATTAGTTAAGGGGGGTGAATGATATGAGATATACACTTGTATCACAAAGATTTGTTGGCGAACCACTTGAGGTTCACAATTCAGCCTGTTCGGATATATCAAAAAAAATAAAGAATGGTGCTTACGCCATATTGGAAAACACGACAAAAGAATCATTATCAGATGAAATTAATTACCTTATTGAAAATGATCAAATCATAGAAAAAGACATCAAGCACTTTAATTGCTGTAAAGGGGGTGAGTGATGAAACTAATATCTATCGGTAAAAAACTATCATGGGAATCATCTGAATTGGTGATTTTAAGATTATTAAAAAATAAATTATTATCAATCTATTCGGATACCGAATTGGAATTAGACGGTTTGAATCATAGTCACTTAGTTGATCTTTTGAACAACGTCAGTATAAAAGTTGAAACCATAAACAAGATCATGGATCAGGAATTGGAAAGATTAATTAAACGTGATTCGGATATTTTCAAAGATCATAGATGTTCACATTGTCAAAGTGATAAAATCTATGTTTGCGATCCTTGCATGGATATATGGGCTGATGAAGTCAAGAGGGTGGCCCTGAATGGCTGAGAACGTGAAATTTACTATCATAAAGCCCAAAACTATGAAAAGCCACATATATGTTAGGCTAATGAGGAAACTCGTCAAAATCCTTGAAAAATTGGATGTTGGCGTTAAAATAAAAGAGGTGAAAATATGATTGTGCCATTTGATTTTAAATATCATGCTGAAATCCAATACGAAACTGAATTCGGTTTAGCCTTTTGTAATGCAAACGGGAATACAATGGATGAATTATTATGGGATATAGACTTTAGGTTCGATCAATACAAACACCGATTGCCGCAATTATCTTTGGTTCTGAAAAATCCGAACGGCCAGAAGATCGATATTACTAAAGATGTATTAAAAAAACTAAAAAAGGGGGCATCATGAATTGGACTTGTTGTGAATGTGAAAACCAGGTAGATGAAAGATTTTATGATCTGGATGAAAGAACTTGTGATGATTGCATGAATCCAGCAGAAATCATGATTGATAAATTGGATTTATGGATAGGCACGTTTATGTTCTATCTTCAAAAGATTGCCCCATATTTAATTGTGGGGATGATAATTCATTTAATAATAAACCTATGGAGGCTATAATATGCCAGATAAACCAAAAATAACATTCAATCCAGGTGAGCCTGTGATTGTCACTTTGAAGTTCGATAAAGGATTCGAAAATGAAGGAAAACATGGAACGTATTTTTCGCATACTGTTTTGAATAATAACGTAGATACACTCATGTTTGCATCACCAGATTTGAACGATATGATCACTTCTGATTATGGACGTGGTGATACTCTCAGGATCATCAAACATGATACCAATCCTACAACTTGGGGTGTTCATAAAGAAGGCGAATCATCGGTTAAAACTGTTGCTAATGTGAAACCAGTAGAGGTAACGAATGATGCAAGGACTCACGATATTCATCGCCAGGTAGCGGTTAAAATTGTCTGTCAGAATACTGATTTTTCTGAAAAAGAAATATCAGAAGAACAATATGATTTGATGTATGAGAATGTGCAGATTATCTTGAATCTGATTGAAAATAAAAAAGATGGTTCATTGCCCTTGTAAAGTGAAGAAGTCTGAAAAGAAAAAACTGCATTCTCTGGTTCGGCAATACGTTATCCAGAGAGATAAATGCTGTTTAAAGTGTGGGAAGTCTGATAGGTTGCACGCTTCCCACATCTATCCAAGAGGCAAATATCCTAAGATGCAGTTCAATTTGGAGAATGTGAAGGCTTTATGTGTTGGCTGTCATCTCTATTGGTGGCACAAACACCCCATAGATGCACGAGAATGGGCGGAAAAGACATTAGGCAAGGCTTTACTCATGCGATTGAAGAAACAGGCGAACACGATAAATAAGGAACCCTGGAATTATAAAGATATTAAATTGAGCATAGAAAAAGAATTAAAATTGATGCTGGAAAATGAATAATATAAATGCGACTCAAGAATCAAGAGAGATTCACTTGAATACCATTCAAGAGGGCCTGGGGCGGTGCCAGGGAGTCGCTCAAGAATTTAGTGTGAGAAGTATCAAATCTAAACAAACATACGATTGGCTATTAAATAAACATTATGCAAAAAGAATACCGAGCATTTCTCATGCTTTTGGTTTATATGATTACAGGAATCTATTAAATGGTGTCTGTACTTTTGGGATTCCAGCTGTATCACAATGGCAGAATGAATATATTGAATTAAATAGATTATGTATCAATAATAATTTAGGAAAAAACGTGTTATCGTATTTTGTATCACAATGTCTTAAAAGTATGTCAAATGAAAGAATTATTGTTAGTTTTGCCGATCCAAATCAAAATCATCAAGGATACATATATCAAGCTACTAATTGGTTATATACTGGAATTGGATCAGATTCTAATAAGTATTATTTAAACGGGAAAGATTATCATCCACGACATATTAACAAAACAGAACAGTATTTTATCAATTTAATAAATAACAATGGAGGTACATTTCATCAGAATAAATCAATTCGTGAGATGTGGAATTCTATCGGTGGTTACATAGAAAAACAAAAAGGAAAACATCGTTATTTTTTTACAAAATCAAAATCACATAGAAAATATTTATTAAAAAAATATGAGATTAAACCATATCCAAAAGGTGAAAATATAAGATACGATGCAAGTTATAAACCTATAATACAAACCGAATTATTCACAACTATATAAGGATGAGACAAAATGCCTAAAAGATATACAGACACCGATAAATGGAAAAAGATTTGGTTCCGTAAATTGAAGAATGATCATAAAGTATTCTGGATGTATGTATTGGATCAATGTGATCACGCTGGAATCTGGGAAGTGGATTTTGAACTGGCTTCATATTTCTGCAACGGAATCAAAGAAACGGAAATCAGAGAAACATTTGTAAAACAATATCATGAGTTCGATGATGGCAAAAGATGGTTCATTAAAGACTTCATAGAATTTCAATATCGTGGTTTAGATGAATCCAATAGAGTCCATAATTCTGTAATTAATATCCTAAAACGACATGGGTTGTTTAAGGGTCTTATAAGGCCCTTATATGAACCTAAAGCTAAAGACAAAGATAAAGAACAAGCTAAAGATCAAGAGAAAGATAAAGAAAAAGGGAAAAATTCTAAAAAAAATCAGCTTAAAAAAATAGAATTAGAATTGAATATACTACAGGCTGAATTTGATGCGGTTGATGTTTCGATTGAATTCGATAAATTTCAGGACTACTTAAAAGCAAACGGAAAAAAATACGCTAATTATAAATCTGCATTTCGGAATTGGTTGAGATCAGATTTTATCAAACCTAAGGAAACGTATGAAAAAAACATCTATACAGGAAGCAAGTTTAAGAGTTGATGATCTATTTGAATTCCTGGATATAAAAGGATCACGGCCATTATATAACGAATTGATCGGCCTGATCATGGAATACTCATTGGATACCGTAAAGGCTGGATGGGTTGATATTATGCACGAATGCTCGCCTCCTAATGGCCAGCTATCTGGACAGATTCCCAAATTGGGAAGGATTAGATGGATATTCGATAGAAAGCAAACAGTAATAAATCAGGTATATGAGCCTGTAAAATCCTTGCCGAATAAAGATAAAGATCAACTGCATACATTCCTGAAAATGTGCCAGATTGATATTCAAGCGATAAAAGAAAAGAAATTAACAAAAGAACAGATGCTTGTAAATCATGCGGCATATTTAAAAAGTGTTGGTGCTGATCATGATTTAACAAAACAAGCATGATCTATCACACATTCTACAAACCTAAAACGGTTGCACAAAAAAGCAATCGTGATGCCGTACAGGCTGATCTAAGAATAAAATATTGTCCTAAGTGTAGAAAGTGCTACGAATTAGATCAAGCGGTCACCAGGAATACCAGTCGAAGAACTTGTGTGTATTATGACGATTTTGTTACATACGGAAAAGAAAAAGTAATCTGCGAAATATGTGAGGGTAAATAAATGAAATGTCCGAATTGCGGTAACGGTCAGGCCAGAAAAAAAGGATTTTATTATTCACAAAAAGATGATGCAAAAAGCTCACAGAGATACATCTGCATCGGATGTAATAAACAATTCAGTATCTCGATGAGTGATGAGGTTAAAAATACAAAAGACTTACCGAGGATTTTACTTTTAGATATTGAAACTGCACCGATGGAAGTCTATGTATGGGGATTATATAAGCAGTACATACCTCATGATAATATTATTAAGGATTGGTGTATGTTAAGCTGGAACGCTAAATGGTTGTATGATGATGAAATGAAATCTGATTTGGTTACAGCAGATGAAGCGATGGAAAGAAACGACAAAAGGATCGTCCAATCAATTCATAAACTATTAGATGATGCTGATATAATTGTGGGCCATAATTTAGATAGGTTTGATGATCGGAAAATTAAAGCGAGATTCATAACAAACGGGATTGAGCCGCCATCACCATACAGAACGGTTGATACGTTAAAGATTACCAGGCGAGAGTTTGCTCTTCCATCTTACAAACAGGCATATCTCACAAAATATTTCGGATTAACCAATAAAATTAATGTTAGTGAATTCGGTGGATTTGAATTATGGAAGAATTGTGTCACAGGAAACGAAGAAGCCTTAAAAACTATGCTTCATTATAACAAGTACGATGTGATTGGCCTTGAAGAATTGTATCTAAAAATCAGGCCCTATATCAAGAACCATCCGAATCTTGGTGTATTGATGGATGAAGATACTTGTCCAAATTGTGCATCGGAACATCTTGAAGAAACAGATTCCACTTACTTCACTACTGCTAACAAATTTCCTGTCTATAGATGTTTGAATTGCCGCACACCATATATCAGGCATAAAAAGAATTCAAATACGGTACAAACCAACATGAGAAGTGTACCAAAATAATCCCCATCTAAAGTGCAGTCCTAAAAAAGGATGAAAGGGCTACCTGGTGGATGCTACCATGATGGGGATATAATTAAAGGGAGAATAGAATGCAGTTAGAAAAAACAGATATACAAGCAGAATGGTTTAATCATTTAATTGATGATTGTCAGTCTATAATTGTAGAAGCAGAATTTATAAGCAGATGGGCATTAGTTGAAGGCTATCATTTGCTTGGGACACGGATATTAGAAGAATATCACAACTTCGAACGTGAAAAGATATATGGTAAAAAGATTGTCCAACACGTTGGAGAATCTTTAGGAAAATCAAGACAAACAATATTCTATGCAATCCAATTCGCCAGACAATATCCTGATTTAGCATTACTTCCAGAAGGTAAAAATACAAGTTGGCGTAAGATTTGCAACGAATATCTCCCAGAACACAATGTTCATGTTTCTAATAATTCTGGTGAAAACGAATGGTACACACCACCATTTATTATAGAAACTGCAAAATCTGTAATGGGTAATATAGATTTAGACCCAGCGTCATCAAGATTGGCAAATGAGATAGTAGGGGCAAAAGAATTTTACACCATAGAAGATGATGGAATAAAAAAAGATTGGCATGGCAAAGTGTGGTTGAATCCACCTTATAGTCAGCCAGATATTAGTAATTTCGCAAAAGCCGTTACTCATAAAAAATATGATGAGATAATGATACTTGTAAACAATGCTACTGAAACAGATTGGTTTCGTATGATGGCAGACATATCAAAAGTAATATGTTTTATCAATAAACGTGTAAAATTTATAGATAGAGATGGAAATCCTGGTGCTCCACTTCAGGGACAAGCTATTATGTATAAAGGAAGTAATATTGATGGTTTTATAAAAAAATTCAAGGAGAATGGATTATGTATGATACCAGCATAGCAGTTGGAGATATACGTCATAGAGACAGGGGGAGACAAATTATATCATATTCAAAACTGATGAGACATAGGGGTATAACTCCAACAGATATAGATGGCTTTATTGATTATGGTGGAAATGGATTTATACTTATGGAAGCGAAAATATATAAGAAGGAAATTGAGTATGGACAAAAGCTTGCATTTGAAAATCTTACCAAATCTATTAATAAAAAACCAATATGTACTGTTGTATTTAGGCATGATACTCCATCAGAAGAAGATATTCAAGCTGATGAATGCTATGTTGATGATTATTATGCTAATTTTAAATGGGGTTCTATGAAATTACCAAAACTTCAATGGCATAGACTATTGGATCAACAAATAAAGTTGTTAGATTTTATAGAACGTGTAGAGAATTTTTGGAAATCTAAAGGTTGCATTTTATAAACAAGGAGATCAGATATGAAACACTATTTTAATTCACTTTTCAATGAAAATCTAACATTTGTATTAGGTTGGGAAGCTTTTGTATTATTTATGCTGTTGATGTTCATCTCAATCATCATCAGATTAAATAGAATCGAAAAGAAGCTGGAGGCAAAAAATGATAATACTTGAAATAACTGAATGGATTGTAGAAGCGTTTATGCTGGGATGGTTTATGTTGGGTGCTTCCATCTTTGTATTCTTTTTGACATTAGCATTCTTTGCTATTAAGGATCATAAGAACAAATGAAGATTCCATTCATAACTAAAATAAAAGAACTGAAAAATAAAGTTGGTGAACAGAATATTGCGATATCAGAAGCGGAAGGTGAAATAATATTCTTAAAAGAAGAAACAAACAAAATGCGGATACAAATCGCCATGACTGAAAGGATACTGAAAGAAGGTGAATCAGGTAAAATCGCAAAACATCGAATGATCGAAACAATCTATAACATATTACGATGAACACATACTATGGAAATACCAGACAATAACGGCTATGAATTTGAAGAAGCGGCAGATTTAGCCAAGAAAGCAGTAAACAGATTAAATGTAACAAAAATAGCAGTAGAATATCTATTTGCCAGGGATGATTTTGATAGGGATGAAATGAGATATTGTAAAACGATTGAACAAAAATGGCAGAATTTCACAACCGAACAGAAACAAATATTATTTTTTCATATT